TGATGGGATGGCCAGACGGGTGGACAATCAGCCAGAAGTGGACACGTTCGGCGCGGAAACCCATCGCGCCCTCCAAGCAAGAGACTGGAAAGCAGGAGTAGCCAATCAAGACATTGGGCAGGAGGGCTTCCTCGTTGGCTATCAGACACGAGCAGACGAGAAGAACGGCAACTTCAGCATTGCCGAGGCAGAGGTGGAGAACTCACTATCGGCGCTCTGGCCAGGCGACACGAGCCATCGCTCGATGACGTTGGTTGCGCCAAGCGAGTCCATCCTCTCGTTCCCGTCGCGCTTCGGAAGCAATGCCAATGTGACCGAGAATCAGGCGCAGTCAATGGCGCACAGTGCTGGAGCTCCAGCAGTCTTCCGCAAGTCATCACGGGCGCAGACCAGCGAGGACTTAGAGACTTGGGTGGAAGGAGATGTCGCCAACACGCTCAACTCGTTTGATGTCGGGGATGTCAGGACGACGCACGCCATTGTAGGTGGCACGCAAGACGAGGATGCTTTGCTTCCAATCGGTCTGGACTCACACCGCTACCGCTGCTGCGGCAACGGCGTGGTCGCTCCAGTTGCCGAGTGGATTGGCAGGCGCATCGTAGAAGTAGACCGCCGCTGGCGGGAGGAGGGCAAATGAGCAAGCAGTACGAGTTTGTCAAGGCAGAGCAGCGCAGTCCTGAGTGGTTCGCACTTCGGGCTGACGGCATCACGGCGACCGACGTGTCGGTCATCGCGGGGCTGAATCCGTACAAGACGCCGTACCAACTCTGGGCTGAGAAGCTCGGCAAGTATGAGCCAGAGCCGGTGGGCGCTGCTGCGATTCGCGGCATCCTGCTGGAGAACACGGTGGCTGAGTTCTACGAGATGGAGACTGGCCGCGAGTTGCGCCGCAGCAACGGCATTGTCCGGCTGAAGGAGATGCCGTGGGCAATGGCATCACTCGACCGCACCATCGTTGGCGAGGATGGCTTGGTGGAAATCAAGACCAGCACCTCACCGCGCTGGAGCCTGCACCCAGTGCCGCCAGAGGTAGTGGCGCAGGTGCAGTGGCAGATGTTTGTGACTGGCGCACCGTGGTGCGACATCGCGGTGCTGCTCGGTGGTCTGGTCTTCCGCATTGAGCGAGTGGAGGCCGACCTGAACTATCAGACGCAGCTCTACGCGAAGGCAGTGGAGTTCCGCAATCTGCTTGCAACCCAGACGCCGCCTACCTTGCAGGGCGAGGACAGCGACGCGCTGGCGCAGGTGGTGCCGCAGACGAGTGAGGAATACGCGCAGGCTGACACCTCGCTAGACCGGCTCGCGGCCCTCTACGCTGAGAAGCAGTACGAGTCGCGGCTGTTGGACCAAGAACTTCAGAACCTTGCCATCGGTCTCAAGGAGTCCATTGGCGAGAAGGTCGGCATCGTCGGTCAAGGGTGGTCAGCCACCTGGAAGCAGAACAAGGCAACGGTCAAGACGGACTGGGAGAAAGTTGCAGAGACGCTGCAAGCAGTCGCGCCAGAGACCTATGCCGAGGCGGTCAAGCGCCACACCGCTGAGAAGGCAGGCGCACGAGTGTTTAGGTTTAGAACAGAGGAGGGACTATGAGCAAGGAAATCGCAGCAGCACTACTCGCTCCATTCGAGGAGAAAGACCTCAAGCACCGACCAGGCAGAGCCGGCATGACGTTCACATACGCAGATGCTCGCGCCGTGGCGCAGCGCCTGGATGACGTCCTCGGCATTGAGGGCTGGCAGTTTGAGGTGAAGGTCGCAGACGGCGCTCGCAACGTCGTGCATGGCTCGCTCATCGCCGTCATTGGCGGCAAGACGACCATTCGGCAGGACTTCGGCTACCCGAACTCAGCACAGGACGACGAGCCGCTCAAGTCAGCGGCCAGCGACGCGCTTCGTCGCTGCGCCGCGCAGCTGGGGGTGGGCAGGAGCCTCTATTCACCAGAGAAGGGTGTCCCAGTACCACTTGGCCGTGTTCCGCGCCTCTCCGTGGCTCCTACACCCCTCTCCGTTGATTCTACGGAGGGGTCTGGGGCTGCTTCGGATGATGCCATCCTCGCTGCGAAGGCTGCAATGCTCTTTGCTGAGAACGTTGGCGGTGAGTTCTGCAGCCACGGTGAGGCCTGGCAACTCAAGCCAGGCGGCGTGAGCAAGGCCACCGGCAAGCCGTACAACCCATTCTGGGCGGCTTCTCACAAGACGCCTGACGGCGGGTGGTGCAAGGACAAGCCAAGCCGCGAGTTCGTGGCGAAGCAGAGCGGCGAGCCACCGAAGCCGAAGATGGTTCCTGAAGACAGCCAGAACCTAGAAGACCTGCCGTTCTAACGGCTGAGAGGGGGACGAAATGAATCTTTGGATAAAGTGGTCAGCACAAGCGCACAAGGATGCGGTCATCAGCAGCTTGACCGACACGCAGTTCCGAGCGTTCATCACCATCCTTGAGGTGGCGAAGGAGATGCGGAAAGGTGGCGAGTTCCGCGACCGAACACATCTTGCAACGGTCATCGGGCCACGCCTCGGAAGGGCAGTGCCTCGACTCATTGCCGAGGGTCTCTTGGAGGTGTCTCAGACCGGTGTCGTGACCGTCTCGAACTGGTCTCGATGGCAAGTCGACCCGACGTCGGCCCAGCGACAGCAACGCGCTCGTGCTCAAAAAGAGCCTATGTCACGGTTCGGTCACGCACTAGAGAAGAGAAGAGAAGAGAAGATAAGAGAAGAGCAGACTCTTACTAAAGCGCGAGGAGTGTTGTCAGTTGGCGAGATTATTGCGAGAGGAGCCAAAGCATGATGAGGAATGGTGAGGCAAAGCACATTGACTTTGCTGACCTTGAGGGAGTGATTCCAACGAATCCGAAACTCATGCCGAGCAATGTGGACTTCATCCTTGAGAGGCGAGGTCAGTTCCTCTTTGGCGAGTTCAAGCGACCGGAGGAGCAAATCTCTGGAGGGCAGAAGATTCTCTTGGAGGCATTGAGCAGGAAGTCAGGTTTCAAGGTGTTCGTTGCCACAGGCTGGAACGAAGGCACGAGCCTCGTCATCGAGCAGATTGCCGTGATTCGCAATGGCATCTGGACGACTGAGCCGTGCGACCTTGACGGCTTCAAGAAGCGCATCCGAGACTGGTATGCAAATGTGGAGGCATCATGAGAAGCATCGCGCTACTAGGGCCGCAGGGCAGCGGCAAGTCCACCATCGCCGCGCTCTTTGAGGAGCATCGTGGCTACCAGCGGCATGGTATTGCCGACGCCATCAAGCATGTGGCGAACCTCGCCTACCCAGACTTCAAAAAGGAGGAACGCTATCCAGTGGACCTTCTCGGCTCGGACGGCGAGCCGATGCTGACCGGCAGGGAACTGCTCCAAGAGATTGGCGCGGCGCTCCGCAAGGTGGATACGCGGTTCTGGCTGCGAGTCTGGCGTCAGGACTTTTTGGAGATTCAGCGCATGGGCTACGGCGCGGTGGTCGAGGACGTGCGCCTGGACGCTGAGGTGGCGTATCTGAAGCTCGTGGAACCGAGCATCTTCGTGGTTCGGCTCACCGCCTCGGCAGAGGTGAGGGCGGCTCGTCGCGGCGGCGAACTTGTTGGCGCTGACGACATCACCGAGAGGGGCTGGACAGATGCCTACGCAGACCTCACACTGGACACCAGCGACATGTCGCCTGAGGACGCCTACCGCGTCATCACCGACGCAATGCAGGAGGGCTAATGTTCAAGGAGTTGGAGATTCTTGCAGCGCAGGCTGGCTTCCGATTCGCAGAGGCCATCAAGATTGGCGAAGAGTGGCACGTCATACTCGATGACGAGGATGGCGAGATGTCCCACAAGGGCGCGACTGTCCAGGAGGCAGTTGAGAAGGCGACCGAGAACCTTGTCAGAATCCTGAACAGGTTTGACCGATGAACGGTTGGGATTCGGTTGGCGTCCTGATTGCCGCACTCAACCTCATGCTCGCCTTCCTTATCGCGGCTAGTCTGCCGAAGGTAAGTAAGGCAGGAGGCGCCACAGCCGCTACCATCTACCTGATGGTGGCACTCGCCACCGTGGTCTGGATTGCAAGGAGCACGATGTGGCAGCAGTAAAAACGCAGCGAGGTGGACCGAGCAAGGCGCCGGTCTTTGCCGCGACGAAGTGCGCCGCGTGCAGTGGCGACCTCAACACGCTGAAGGAGGCTTGGCGAGTGAAGGTCATCACCTTCGTGGCAAACAAGCGCAGCAGCCGCTTCGCTTGGTATCACAGGAGCTGCGTCAAGTGACCCGTATCGAGCGAGCCGCTCCATTCCTTGACGACAAGGTGGTCGCCATTCAGGAGGGTGCTGACGCATGGTGCGAGGAGCCAGGAGTCACTGGCCGCGCCTGGTGCATCTTGAGCCAGCGATTCGCTGACGCGATTGCGCCCGACGGTTGGTTTTTTCTGTACGAAGGCATCGGAAACCGAAAGACCAATCTTGACCTCATCAAGCACGGCATCATGGAAGTTCAGGAGAGCCGATTCACGCTGAGCGACGGCGGCTCTGCGTTATTGGCTAGACTTCGCTGATGGGACACTTCAAGGACGAAGCCATCAAGAAGATGATTGACCCCGCCAAGAGCAGGCGGGGTAAGAACGCACGCAATCGAGGCAACGCCTTTGAGCGTGAGGTTGCCGAACGGCTGAACGGCAAGCGCGTTGGTTGGGCTGGTGGTCCGACTGACGTGGCGACCGGCATCTACGACGTGCAGTGCAAGGTAGGCGGCTCGTACCCTGAGCGCATTGACGGCTGGCTCCGCAAGGTGCCGTTCCGCTACGAGAAGCTGCGAGCCGTTGTGCTTGGGGACTCGCCAGGAGCAGGCACTAAGCGCCGCGCGCTGATTGTCTTTGACCTTGAGGAGTTCGTGGACTTCTTCGGAACCACGGAGACTGAGGACTAGTGGTCGCACTCCTGCTGGCGATAATGCTGGCAGTCCACCCAAGCGTCGGAGTGAGGACCGAGCATGGAATCCCGCAGCGTGGCATCGCGTCTTGGTACAACGCCACCTACCACCCGAAGGGCAAGCAGTCCACCTGGTACACCCGCGCAGGCTGGAAGTTCTACGCAGCCGTTGGAACCTTCAAGTTCGGTGATGACCCATACGCCATCAAGGTCTGTCGTGCTGATGAGCCAAGCCGATGCGTCTATGTGTTGGTCGTGGACCACTGCGCGAGATGCAAGGCTGACCTGAAGAAGCCGTGGACGGCGCGCAGCCGCAGCATTGACCTCTCGCCGTGGGCATTCTCCGCACTCCGAGGCTTGCATCTTGGAGTCGTTGAGGTCATAATCGAGGAGACAACCCCAGGCAACTAGAGGAGGACGCATGACCATCGTTCGCTCAATCACCGGCGCATGGCTTCGCACTGTTGCCAAGAACGCCTTTCCGACCAAGACACCGCGAGGCCGCGTTGAGGCACTGGCTGATGCGCTGGAGATTAGTCGCCGCAGCTGCTACGCCTACGTCGCAGAGGAGCGCCGCGTGCCAGAGGAAGTCGAGCAACGCTTCATCGCGCTCTTCGGTCCTATCGCTGAGGACGGCTGGAGGCTCATTGAGATGCAGCGACCGCACCGGAAGAAGGAACACAAGAAACTGAGCCAGCGCACCATCAAGCGACTCGGCGGTCAGACCAAAGAGCATGTGGAGTTCAATCGCTCTGGCTGGCGTGGTTCTGCCATGCACAACGCTTCGGTGCTGGCGCAGGAGACGCTCGGACACGCGCTGCGCTGGGAGCAGAACAACATCACCATCGGGCAGTGCGTCATGGTTGAGGAGAATCTTGACGAGGAGGAGGCGCGCAAGAAGTACCCGAACAACTTTGATTCGCTCGCGGTGGACCAAGACTGGCTTGCCATCTGCCAACTCTGCGGACTGGTCGGTGGCGTGGATGACCGCATGAAGGAAGTCAATGGCATGGTCTTCCGCGTCTCATGCGGAACCTACACCTACAAGGTCTCATGATTCGCCTCGCAGACTTTGACGCGGAGTTCGCCAAGCACCTTGAGAACACGCGCCGCTGGGGAGCCTTCCGCATGATTGTGGCTGACCTCATCGCACGCGGCCGCGCTGTGAACATCGTTGAGACAGGATGCGCTCGTCAGCCAGACAACTGGGCAGGAGACGGACAAAGCACGCTGGTCTGGGACTGGCTGCTCGACAAGATGGGCGGCACCGGCTTGAGCATGGACATCAGCCAAGAGAACTGCGCCGCTGCAGCTGCACAGGTTCAGCACTTCA